GCATCCTCAAGACCGGGAACGACTGGGTAGTCAACCAGGCAGACACGACGACGACAAGGGTCCGGATCACGGACATCGACATCGACAACAAGATCGTGTTCTTCAAGTTCCTGGAAGCGAACCTCGCGACGCCGTAAGCGTAGCACGCAGGTTCAACGGTTTAACCTTCTTTCACGAAAGGAACTGAGCTGTGCTCACTCAAGGCGGACCATTCAATCTCTTGTTCCGCTCAGGTCTCCGCAAGGACTTCAGGGACTCGTGGACGAACTATGATCCCGAGTACCCTGGGTTCTTGAACACGGGGACGATGGACGGTCCGGAGATTGAGGCAACCATCATCACGGGCATGTCACGGCTGTTGGAGCGTGGCGACCTGGAAGAGATCACCTTCGAAGAGCCAGCGATCGGTGGTAAGGTCGTTGGCGTAGACAAGGAGTTCGCACTTGGGTTCGGCGTCTCTCGGCGTACGGTCGAGGACGACAAGTACAAGAAGGCGAACCAGGCTGCGAAGTGGCTGGCGAACGCTGGCCGCATGACTTCGGAGGCACGCTCTGCTGCCCTGCTGGATGATGCGTTCACCGGCACCACGTTCAAGGGGATCGACGGCTTGGCACTCTGCAGCACGGTGCATACGCTGTTGACCTCCGCCGCGACGGTCGCAAACGCAGCGGCAACCCCAGTCGGCTTCTCGGTGGCTGGTGTGCAAACGCTGTTGGACTTGCACGCGCTGATGAAGGACTGGAACGGCGACCCGGTCAAGTCGATGCCCGACACGATCGTGTACTCGCCGAAGTACATCAGCAAGGCGATGCAGATCTTCGGCTCGGACAAGGAACCGTTCACGGCCGAGAACCAGGATAACGCGGTGAAGCGCCGCCTGCCTGGTATCAAGCACGCCGTCTCTCGCTTCAAGTCGTCCACGGAGTCGTACTTCCTCATCGACTCGAAGATGAACGATGCATGGTATCTCACGCGGCGTCCGATCGAGTTCGACGACACGTTCGACTTCAAGACCGACGCTGCGCTCTACAAGGCAGCGGTGCGGTTCCTGATCTGGTTCGTGGACTGGCACGGCTGGACTGGCTCGAACCCCTCCTAACCCTAACTAACTAGGAGGCGTTATGCCACAGAACAGGGAGGTAACCAACATCCCTTGGATCATCGGGGATGATGAAGTCGATTCACCCGCTGACATCGCAATGGGTGGGCGGGTCGTACGTTACAAGGCTGGTGGTACGCTCAACGTCGGTGACTCCGTGTGTATCTCTGCGCCTGGTACTGTGAACAAGACCGTAACCACAGCTGAACACTTCAAGCGTGTCGGCATCGTGGTCGGCGGTCAAGCGATCAGTCCCGGAATCAGGGGAGTAATCGCACGTCAGAACGACGTTGGCGTGCAGGCAGCCTTGGTGAACCAGTGGGTGCTTGTCGTTTGCACTGGCGTTTACTGGGCGGTGGCACAGGCCGCAATAGCGGCTGCTGCTTACGTTCGCCCAGACACAACGACAGCTGGCCGCGTGCTTACGGCCACCACCGTAGCCGACGCAGGCAAGATTCTCGGCCTCGCGATCGACGCTGCGGCGATCGCAGGCGACAAGATTCGTATTCAACTGGCTCTTCAATAGGGAGGTCCAGTGAGGCTTCCGCTCTTAGTTGCCGCGAGGCCTAAGTTTTCCAAAGGGGGACCACAAGTTCCTCTCGGCGAGGGGAAGTGGCACATCGTTCTTGAACGCGTCGTGGATACAATTCTCGATGTGTTCGTAGACGGTGTGCTGCTCCCCTCATCCCTAGCTGCAGACAGTAACGGCCACGTAGTTGATGGACCGTGCAAAGTCGTCATCATGTTTAACCACCGAGGTTCAGAGGATTACCTCAACGTGTTTGCGGAGCCACAATGACACTTGACATTGCCTCATACAGGCGTCAGCTACGCGAGCACATTGGGCTCACTGGCGACGACGTGGAGACGCTCCCTGACACAGACACGGCGGATAAGACGGGAGCAGACACGTACCTCAACCGCTCTTACTGGGAGGTGCTCGACCTCTTCCCAGTTCGCGCGAAAGAGGTGATCGCTACGTTCCATACGACGCAAGGGAGAGACTTCTATAAGATCCCAAACTCGTTCGAAGCGTTACAGGCGATCTCGATCACAGACCCAAACTCATTCAAACACGATCCGTTGGACAGGATCGAGAAGGATTACTTCGAGCAGAAGTTCGTGGATCGAACCGACGACGAAGGCAAGCCCGAACTCTACTTCCGTGAAGGAGATGGAATCAGGGTTTGGCGGCGCCCAGACCGAGACTACGAGATGACGGTTCACTACTGGGAGGAATTGGCTGACTTAAGTAACTCCAACCAAACTTCACCAATTCCTCGAGTGCTTCACGAAGTCATCTTGTTTGGTGGGGTCTGGCGCGCATTCATAGGAGTCAACGGCGACTACGTGCGCGCGCAAGCCGCAAAGGGACACCAGGTCGCTTTGATGAACAGCAAGACGCCAATCGAAGATAAGGAGAAGTTTGACAGCCACCGCGCTGGCGTCGAAGTCATCGGTTACGACGAGACCAACTTGTGACCGAGCCGCTTCGGCTTCAGCGCGAGCTGTCGGTTGAAGCTCCACAGACAAAGCTAGCGGAGGACAAAGAGTTTGTTGTAACTCTTAAGCCTCTAGACGCGACGCCTTCTGTTCTTAATGCACACGTGTTCAAGCTAGCTAACACGGCACCGTTTAACCTTACGTATTTCGATGACGGCTTCGATGGGAAAACCATCCGTATTCTTGGTGACGGATTTACGACAGCCGTTCACGATTCCACCAAGCTGCTGACGAACATAGGCGCAGATATACTGCTTTCTTCGGTAAGAGTCTACGTGTTCACGCGCTACGACAGGAAGTGGATCGAAGATGCCTAGCTTCTCGAAGCGATCAAAAAGCGTGCTTATCACGTGTGACCAAAGACTGGTCGTACTGTTTACTGAAGTAGTCAAAACGTACGACTGCACGGTTTTGCCAGGTGGGGGCGCGCGCACGAAGTACGAACAAGAAGTTATGGTGGCGAACGGCGTCTCGAAAACGCTAGAGTCACTGCATGTTGTGGACGAGCTTCATCCGTTCTCACGCGCCATAGACGCTGCTCCATATCCAGTGGTCTGGCCCACGCGTAAAATGGAGTTTAACACGTACGTTGACGCCATCGGACGCTTCTATCACTTCGCTGGCTACACCAAGAAAACAGCTGAGTTGCTAGGAATAAAAATTCGATGGGGTGGGGACTGGAACAGTAACAACATCTTCAGCGACCAAGCGTTCGACGATCTGGACCACTTTGAACTGATCGAGGGCTAACATGCCATACACGAGGGTTTGGACGAAGGTCAACCCACCTGGCTCGCAAGCGGCAAACACCGCTGACGACGAGCTCCGTAACCTTCGTGAGGACATCGAGCAGCGGATCTCGACGATGGTGACGGGTTGGGATACAGCGGTGCCGACCGATCCGATCGTGGTGAAGCCTGAGATTCTAGGCAACGTGACGGGCAAGACGATCTTGCTTCACAGCTCGGCGTTCGATCAGATCGAAGCTCCAAACACAGCTTGGACCGGAAGCGACTCAACGTTCGTTAAGTCAACTGCTGCTCAAGTGCTGAGGGCACCATTAGTCATCCCCGTCGGCGTAACGGTTACCTTGCTTGAGTGCATGATAAACTGGGGCGCTGGCGGTGGTCACACGTGCAAGCTTCGCTACCAAGACTTTGCTGGTGGGGCGTTGGTGGTGACTGACGTAGCTGCAATCAGCATCACCAGCGGGGCCACGACAGCGATCTACGCTTCGGGCGCGTTGACGCACGTGGTACTTGCTAACAAGATGTACTTCATCGAGATGACGCTTGGAGTCCCCGCAGCCGCAGCGTTCTTCAACGGGATTCGCGTAACCTACAACACGCCTGACACCAGGAACACACTGTGAAGAATCGGCTAGCTTTGCCGTCGCTTCCACAGATTCCACCGGAGCAAAAGCTTGCTGAAAGCAGGCTGAACCTTGGTATGATCTCCGCCATCGATGGAGCAGACATACCGAACGGAGCTCTTACGCTTGCGTTGAACGCACGCTGCAGACTTGACCGCACACAGCGTAGGCCAGGTAAACTCGCGAACTTGCCTGCTAAGCCAGACGCGAACAAGGTCTTGCTTGTTGTCTTGTTTAAGAAGAACGACGCGAGCACGGCGTTCTTGCGCTTCACAAAGAACTCGATCAACAGGCGTGGTGTGGCTAGCTGGACAGCGCTTACGCCTGGGGTTAACGGTTCACTAACAGGAGGTGACAACGATCGCTTTACGTACGCTGTTGTACTCAACAAGTTCTTCTACGCGAACGGCGTTGACAAGATTCAAGAGGTTGACGCTGTTGGTAACACGTACTTAGAGGCTGGGCCGAACTCACCTAAGGTGAAGTTCGTCACAGGCTTCTTCAATCGTATCGTTGGTGCATATCGCATAGAAGGAACAGAGCCAAACGGACCCGTAAGCGTCGTGTGGTGTGCGGACGGAGATACAACCAAGTGGCCCAACGACGCTTCCCCTGACATCTCATGCGGCCAATCACCACTGGTTGAATCACCAAGCGATCTCGCAGACTTCATTACAGGGATCTTTGGCGGCCCAAACGAGATGGTTGTGCTGCGCGAGAAGTCACTTTGGGTCGCAACGAAGCAGCCTGTCACGAGTCAGCCGTTCTACTTCGTTAACGCAGTTCCTGGGATCGGTTGTAACGCGCCACACAGCGCTGTTGTGACTCACGCGGGGCTGGCGTTCGCTGATACGTTGTCCAACTCTGTGTGGGTCTGGGCACCCAGGAGTACTCCTGAACGAATCGGCACGAGTATCGAGAAGGATCTGTTTGCGTCTGTAAGCGATCCTAACTCGATCTTCTCCGACTACAATTCAGCCGAGTTCGAGTACTCAATCGGCGTCCCGATCCCGAACACGACGGCGATCAAGCTGTGGACCTACAACTTCCGTACGAAGTCATGGGTGTTCGACGAGATAGATAAGCTGTCAGAGATCGGAGATGTTGACGCGCCGTTCTCTTCGTTCCTCGCATTTGACGAGCTCGTAGGGACGTACGACCAACTTGTTGGAACGTTCGATGGTCTCGTAGGCTCGTTGGTAGGTAAGCCAGCTCGCTACTTTGGCTACACCAACGGTGATATTCACGAAGAAGCGCAAAACGTAACAGACGACGCGGGCGCTGGGTTTACGACGGAGCTGCAAAGCAAAGACTTCTATGCGCCCGGGGCTGACGCTTACTACACGCAGATCGTGATCGAATACAAAGCAACACAGCCAAGCACGATGGACCTAAGCTACAGCAAAGATGGCGGTGGGACGTGGAGAGTAGTGAAAACGAAGAACGCTGTAGCCACGAGCGGAGCTAAGTTGTTCAGGTATGCAAGACAAATCAGCGCACGCAGGATTCGTTGGAGGCTCCGTATCACGAACGGCGAAGTGGATATATTGGGATATGAAGTTCACGCCTCACCTGGCGGGATAAGCAAATGAGCGCAATACTCGCTCCCGACATCGCAGCTGCGTTTGAGCGTCCCGTCGTGGTTGCACGTTGCGACGAGCCTGAAGGAATGCGCTTGCGCAGCGTGCGTTTCATGCCGCTGACGTTGAAGAACCTCAAGCGCTTTTGGGAGCTTGCGAGTCGGTTCGATGCCTTGTTCGGTATTGAGGTGCGTGGCGATTTCCGCAAGTTCATCGACATCTTCGTACGCCAAGGCCCCGACGGAATCACGACCAACGGCTTGTTTTGGGTCGTAGATAACTTCATCGGTGTGTTCTACGTCACGCGCTTACGCCCACTGATCGATGCCGATGTTCACTATACGTTCTTGGACGGCAGGCATCGTGGGCGCCTTGACTTGACAAAAGACATGCTGCGTTATGTCTTCGAGCACTACCAGCTTCGCAGGATGAACGCTGAGATCCCAGTCTACGCAACGAAGTATCCATTTCGGTTCGTCAAGGAGCTAGGCTTCGTAGAGGAAGGACGCAGGAGACGGGCTGCGCTGTTCGGAGGCAAGTGGTTCGACACCGTGCTGTTTGGCCTGCTGAGAGAGGAGCTGCTCAATGGGCGGCAATAAGTTCAACGATGTCGGCGGAGGTCCTGCAACGGGCCTCGCTAACGACTTCGTAAGTCTGCTTCGAGGTTCGCTGTTCGGCAACTTCGGCGGACAGCCGACCGCTGGGCAGCGCTTCGATGCGGCGAACCCTGTGGCGTCTACGCAGGGAATCTCGGGT